CTATGCAATTAGGTGTAGACTACAATATTAAGAATACAATATTGCTAAAGGCTGGAGCTGGATATAACTTTGAAAGTAAAGTTCCACATATTTCATTAGGTGTAGGAATACCTATATTTTAAGTATCTTTGCACTTTAATTTTAATTTAATTTAATATGAGTTTAGTTAGAAAAATAACAATCAGAATAGATAAAGATAGTGTTATGCACTACCAAGTAGGGAGCAAGGTTTTTTCAGGCTCTAAGGTAGTATCTGACATTATAAAGGAAGGAAAGTTCTTTGACATCTATGTAAGAGAAGCAGATAGCGAAGTAAAGATGATATGGAAATCTTTTAATTTAGATTCCGTTATACACATTGAATACGAAACTGATTTGTAATTATGAAGAGTCCGCATTATTTCATTGTAAAACCTCTAAATTCACAGAGGTATTCAAACTTGTCTGAAAGTGGTTTGTTATTAAACATATCATTTGAGGACCATAACTTTACACAAAGAGTTGCTGAGGTTATATCTATACCAATAGGATATGAAGGGGATGTTGAAGCAGGTGACTTAATTGTAGTTCATCATAATACATTTAGAGTTCAATATAATAATCAAGGAATACCATTAGAGAGTAAATACCATATTGAAGATGATTTATTCTATGTAGAATTACCATTAGCTTATATGGTTATTAAAGGTGATAAAAAAATAGCTTTACCTCCTTATTGTTTTGTAGAACAAACATATATTGAAGATAAATGGGAAGGACTTATTCAAGAAGAGCAATATGGTATATTGAAGTACAAGAATAAAGAAATGACTAATTTTAATCAAGGAGATAAAGTTGGAATGATGAAGGATTCAGAATATGAATTCGATGTATTTGGAGAGAAGTTATATATGATGAATCAAAATAGATTATTACTTACAATATGAAAGGATTAAGTAAGGATATTGAAATAGCTGTTGATACTGTAATTGAAGGATTAGAGTATGAAACTGATATGTCTTTAGTTGATGCTGATAAAGTAAAGACCATTGTAAAAGCAAAGGTAGATTCATTTAAGTACGGTAAAGATTTACTTGTAAGATGGCAGAATAGCAATAATGCTCCAAATGAAGCTACTTTAAAGAAATATGTAAGAAGATTAATTAAGGCTGGAGATATTGCCTTAGAAGTCCTTAGAAACGCTTTAAGAAGTAAGATTGACTATAATGAATTAGATCCTTCTAAACACCATTTAGCTATTTCTGTAAAACCATCTATTCACCAGGCTATTGTAGAGATAGATTCTGCGTTAATGGAATTACGTTTACAATTAGACGCTGATAATATTAATTTAAAGGATAATGAATTTAAAAGAGGGTATCCTGAAAAGTTTGCCTCTGGAGAATTTTTACCTACAAAAGATTATTATAAAGAATGGTATGATAAAGAAAATGATGCTATAATTATATGTCCTAAGGGAACTAAAGGTGAATTGATTAAGGTTGGTGAGTTAAGTGTTATACTACCTGAAGTACCAGCAAACAAAGACATACTTTTTTCTAAATTAAAAAAAGAAGACCAATATTGGAGAAGGCTTGATGTTCCTACTGGATTATCTCAAGATACGGTAGAATCATACGCTGAATATATAATAGAGGAATTTAGAAGACGTAGAGAAGGTATTTGGTTTATGAATAATGGTAAAGCTCAATATTTAACAGGAACTCATTACTTTGCCTTACAATGGGTAAAGATGGAAGACTCAGGTGGATATATGGACTTTAGATTTGCTCAAAGAGATATGTTTTACTTTACACAAGCGTGTATTGTAGATGATAGATGTCTTGGAGAGTTATTTGTAAAGTCAAGACGTACAGGTTACACTTATCAAATACTTTGTCAATTACTTAATGATGCAACCTCTGTGTCAAATGCAAGACTTGGTATTACATCTAAATCTAATGATGATGCTGAAAAGGCGTTCTCTAAATTAAGTTATGGTTTTTTAAATTTACCTTTCTTCTTTAAACCTATTGTAAAGGGTGTAGAAGATTCAAAGAAAAAACTAGACTTTGCCAAACCTTCAGATAGAAGTAAGATTGGGAAGAAAAAGAATGATACAAATACAGACGACTACTTAAATACATTAATTGACTTTTTACCAACGAAGAATGATTCTTATGATGGTCAGAAGATGTTTAGATATTTAGCTGACGAGGCTTCTAAATGGACTAAACCAGCAAACTTTGAAAAACACTGGGGTCAAGTATCGCCAACTTTTGATACAGGAGGTAGAATTGTAGGTAAGGCATTTGTAGGTTCAACCGTAGCTGCTATGAAAGATGGTGGAGAAGAATACTACGAATTGTATAAGTCTTCAATGATTAAGAAGAGAAATAAGATTACAGGAAGAACACCATCAGGATTATACACTTACTTTTTGCCAGCCCATAAGAATATGGAGGAATTTACAGATAAGTACGGTGTTTGTCACGAAGTTATAGAGAAAGGTAGTGGATTTGAGAACGTTCAAGGTAATTGGAAAACAATAGGTTCAATTCAATTCTTAGAAGCTAAGAGAATTAGTAAGAAGAAGGAAAGCGACATTTCTTATAATGAGGAATTAAGAGCATTCCCAATGACTATTGATGAGGCATTCAGAGATGAGTTATCTCAGTCCACATTTAATATTGAGAAGATATTATCGCAAGTTAAAATTAATGATGAACACGAAATAGAAAATACCTTAGTTAGAGGTAATTTCCAATGGAAAGATGGAGTACAAGATACAGAAGTAGAATGGCATCCTAATGAAAAAGGTAGATTCTTAATATCTTGGATACCTCCATATGAAATGCGTAATAAATTTGAATGGAAGAATTTATACGGAATGCAAACAAGGTTTCCTTTGAATGAAGATATTGGTGCTTTTGGTTGTGACCCTTATGATATATCAGCTACGGTAGAAGGAGTTAGAAAAGATGGTTCTTATAATGAGAATACAGATAGAGCATCTAAAGGTGCTTTACACGGATTAACATCGTTTTCATTTTCTAATGCACCAAACCATAGTTTCTTTTTAGAGTATGTAGCAAGACCAAGAACAGCAGAGATATTCTTTGAAGATGTATTAATGGCTTGTGTTTTTTATGGTATGCCTATATTAGCAGAGAATAATAAACCACGTTTACTATATCACTTTAAGAACAGAGGTTACAGAGGATATTCTATATCTCGTTTTGATAAACCTGAAAATAGATTATCTCCGACAGAGAAAGAATTAGGTGGTATGCCTAACTCCTCTCAAGACGTTATAAATATGCACGCTACTGCAATAGAATCTTACATAGAGAAATACGTTGGATCGTATGATGATGATGGAGAAATACCAAAGAATATGCCTTTCAATGCTACACTAAAAGATTGGATGAAATTTGAAATAAATAATAGAACAAAATACGATGCATCTGTTAGTTCTGGATTAGCTATTATGGCTGTAAACAGAAAGATGTATATGCCAAAACAAAGAGAATTAAAGGATATTACTATAAATTTAAGATTATACAATAACTAATTATGATAAAAAAGAAAACAGAAGGCGTTTCAATTACTTATAGAAGTTTTCCAGACCAAAATGTACCATTTGAGGTTCAATCGAGTACAGATTATGGTTTGCAAGTAGCTGAATCAATACAGTACGAGTGGTTTTCAAGAAGTGCAAGAAGTTGCAAATACTTCGAACAAAGAGATGACTTTCATAATAGACGTATGTATGCTAATGGTATGCAGAGTTTATCAAAGTACAAAGAGAAGTTCGCTGTTAATGGTAATATGTCTTACTTAAATTTAGATTGGAAAGTTGTTCCTGTAATACCAAAATATGTGGATATTTTATCTAATGGTATGGCGCAGAGAGAGTTTCAAGTTAAAGCTACTGCTGTAGATCCTACATCTATCAAACAAAGAGCTGAAAAGAAAAGAGGTTTAGAGAGAGATATGGTTGGTAAAGATATGGCTATTGATATCAAAAATAAATTAGGCATTGATGTAACATCTGTTCCAATTGACAAAATACCTGGCTCAAAAGAAGAGTTAGATATTCAAATGGAATTAGAATACAAACCACCGATTGAAATGGCAGAAGAAGTTGCTATTGAATCAATCTTTAAATTTAATGATTACGACAAAACAATTAGACGAAGAGTCGAAAAAGATATTATAGAGGTTGGAGTTGGTTTTGGAAAACATAGATACACTCCTAATGATGGTATTAAAATTGATTATGTTGATCCAGCTAACTTAATATGGAGCTACACAGAAGATCCTTACTTTCAAGATTG